CTAACGGTGTTATCGTTAGAATCTTCATGTTTAATAGTAATATTATTAAACAGAGTACCAAAAGATATGATGGTCCTCCTCAAAATTTCGTTGTAAAAATATTCAAACATCTTTAAAGTCCTACAATATCTTTATATTAAGATATTTTTATTTAGGGCATACCGAATGGGTTCTGCTCAGAGAAGTCAATAATAGCATCAGCTTCTGTTTCTATATTAATATTATCAGCAAATCCATCGTCTGCAGGTTGTGCATCTGCCACTCTCAGTTCATATGTTGCACCAGATGTAGATCCTGTAATTGTTTCTCCATTGGTGAATTCACCAGTTACACTACCAACCTCAAGTTCATTTGTTGCAGAATTCCATACTCTAACTCTTGCCGTTGTTCCACTAGAAGATCCTGTTACAATTTCATTAAATTGGAATGTTCCAGACCCACTACTTTCTGGATCTGATAGTGTTATTTCTGGTGTGATTACATATCCATATCCAGAATCTAAAATATTGACACTTAAAACTGTTCCACCAGCACTTACTGTTGCTATACCAGTTGCTGTAGATATTCCTGGGAATTCTATATAATTCTTTTCAGATACTTCATTAGTGATTGTAACTGTTGGTGGGGACAGATAACCACCACCACCAAACGTAACTGCAATACCAGTAACAACACCACAATTTGCTATACCAAATTCAAACACGGAAGTTGCAATACCAACATTAGTGGCAGAGGCAGACATAGTTAATGTTCCAGATCCAATAGAAGAAACAAAAGTATCAGCAGGGATAAAGTTATAAAGATCACTATATCCAACACCAAGTCTTACTCTGTCCCCAACAATAATATTTGTTGTAGTAACACCTGTAATGACACTAGATCCAATACCAACTGTGCCCTCTGTCTTAATAGAGGTAGATCTGATAGTTGCAACTCCAAGTGCTCTAAAGTTTTCGTCTGCCCCTCCAGACCCTGCAATAGTAACTGTTGGTGTGGTAAGGTAACCAAATCCACTATTACCTATACTAATTGTACTAACTGTTCCAGCAGCAGAAACAGTGACCGTAGCAGTTGCTCGAACTGGTGATGGACTTCCACTAAAGGATATTGTAGGTGCTGCAGTATATCCAAGACCAATAGTTGCTCCAGTTCCAACACACCATGAATCTGTCGTGGTATTAAATCCAACTGCTGTAACAATACCTGTTATTGGGTGAATTGTTGCAATACCAACAGCAACTTGAGTTGGAGCATCTTGACCAGATGAGGTTGATATAGCAACTGTTGGAGCAGTCGTATAAGCTCTACCGGTGGTGCTGAATGCAATAGAACCAGGATTAATAGATGATCCTGCAATTCCTATGGTTGCAGATGCAACACTTGTTCCTGGGTGATCAATGGTTACTGTTGGAACACTGGTATAGAATCTACCACCAGTTGTCAATCCAAGAGTTTCTACTGTTCCTCCAGTTTGTGCAAGTTCATCAAGGGTTGCAGTTGCTGCTGCAGCATTTCCAGTTCCTGTTGGTAGTGAGAATGTAACTGTTGGTGCTGTTTTATAGAATACACCACCAGTAGTTCCTCCTGAGAAGAGGAAAGAAGATGCTCCCACACTTATTGGAGCAGAAGTAATACTGACTCCAGTACTAACTAAAGGAGAATCTAAAATTGCAGTTGCTGCTGCTCCGACGTGTTTTGGTGGAGTAAATGTAACTGTTGGTGCTGTTACATAACCTGACCCAGCACTACTTACAGTTACTATACCGACTCCTCCTGTAGTTGATATTCCAACCGTTGCTTCAGCTCCTGTGCCAGTATCTGAGATAAATCGCACTCCTGGAACACTTGTATAACCAGATCCAGCATTTGTTACTTGTACTTGTTGTACTGATTGTAATTTTGGATTTGCATTTAAGTTGCAAACATTTATTCCACCAATCATAACTGCTGTTGCTAAACCAGTCACTCCTCCAATAGGTGCTGAAGATATAGCCACTCTTGGTGGGGTTGCATATCCACCACCTCTATTCGTTACTCTAATAAATCTAATTCCACCATTTACAATACTTGTTAATGCTGTTGAGGTTGCTGCTGCTCCAACCAGAGTTAATGTCTGTGTAGGACCTTGAATGGTGCTTATACCATCATCAGTTTGTCCATCATAATCCTCTCCTATAAGATTATTATCAATATCATCTATGCCAGTTGCAATGACTTCATCTTCAAGACGGAAGAGTTCACAATACAACTCATAAACATAAAGGTTCTGTAATTGATAATATGGTTTTGCATATTCAATATCTTTGATTTCATAAATTCTATCATCAAGAGGAAACCAAATAAGATCTCCACTTTTCGGTCTGGTAGATAGTTTTACATTTGATTGGTCTTCAATTAGTGGAGTAATGTAGTTTTCAAATCTTTCTCTGGAAATGATAAGTCTTACTTCATCTTTTGATTCAATCCCAAACTTAGAAAGAATATTACCAGCACCAGAGTATTGATCGTAATTATCTACATACGCTTCAAGTGGAAGTGCCATATCAAATTTAGATTGCACCACCTCTCTCAAGACAGTGTTCTCTGTCATGTATTTTCTAGGTAGATAAAAAATATCTACCCCATACATTTTCAACTGCTCATTAATTAAATCCTGAACAAGGTTTTGTTCACCGACTGTTCCTTGGGTAAAAAATGGATTTAACATGATATCAACCTATCATATCGTATGGAGGAAGTTCATAGGTATTGGACATTTGCTCTCTAATTGCTTCCAAATCTTTCTGGGCATCGTCATAAATTTGACGACCGTTTAACTCAATTCCACCAGGTAGTTTGACACCCTGAAACTTTATTAAATTTTGACCCCACTGTCTTTTGACAAGTGCAGTTACATATCTCTTTAAGAAAGAATCGTTCCAAACTCTAGTATAATCATTTGGATCTAGTAAACGATAACAATCAATCACCAAATAATCATCAACAGAAACAGATCCCCAATCAATATCCAAATATAATCTATCTTGTCTTTGATTAAACCTGATCATCTTCTCAGTGTTTAATGCAAAATCAAGATCTTCGAGGTATCTCTTAACCATCGAATATGTTAAAATTTCAGTAGATCCCCAATAGTAAATATCATTTAAAAATAACTGATATTTAACACTGAACATATTGTTTGTAACACTGTTAGATCCATCAAATCTGAATATCTTATTTACACCAATAACTGCTGAAGGGACCTGTAAATAATTGCTATTTTCTTCAAAAGAAAAAGTTACCGAAGATCCATCAATATCAGACGATGCTGTAGTAGTTACGATACCAGCAACTGTACTACCACCTCTAGATCTTCCTCTATCAATATCAGCTTGAGTTACTTTATATTTTAAAAACGTCTGTGTAACACCATCAAAATGTCTTTCGTGAAAATATTGTAAGGCATCATCAACCAGATCATCTATTTGCTCATCGGCAACATTAATCTCAAGGACTGGTGCTCCCAGTTGCCTTTTGCAATAATTAATTAAATCTGATCTACTTGCTGGTTGTGCCATTTATTTCACAAGTTTCCTAAGTGTATTTAGGTTCAAGAAGAAATCGTATTATAGACATATACGTTTCCACGAGCCAAAGGATACGTTGATGATCCGACCGTGACTAGTACGTCGTAAACGTATCTGCCTTCTGTGAGATTACCAGTCTCTGTATCTGTCAAAGAAATTTTCATTACCCCATCATATGCACTAGTAAACCCAACGGTAAACGTGTCAGTTGCACCAAGAGTTGCTCCAACAGCAATACTTTTTGATAGTGCAGCCGCACCCGAGTATCCTGTTAAATCAAAAGCAGAACTTGATGTTGTTTTAACATTAAATGTAGTAGAAAAATCTGTTCCTCCATATATCGTTAAATTGGCACCGTATGGAACTCCAGAATCTGGATCAAAAGTAATTGTTTTAGTTGCCATCTGGGATACCTATTACTGCCATAGTTTCTTGTTGCTTATAATATAATTTGACAAAAGATTTTGCAATATTTTTAAGAATATCACGATCATCACAATTATCTATATCAGTCGCAATCTTTTGATATGCAAACATCTTTGACAAATTTTTCAACTCTATGCTATCAGGATCCATGTAATAACTCCTTTAGTAATGACTTGATTTCATTTAGTTCACTCT